GAATTTGCCATTTGGCGTACCTCCTTATTAAGGTTTTTGTTTTAGCGTCATAATAAGTGTCTGCTAGGGCAGTCGCTAAAAAATAATTATTTTCCTAGAAAAATTAGGATATACAAAAAAGAAAGGAGGCACAAGTGCCTCCTTCTTAAAGTTGCTTCTAAAACTACGCTCCTGGACTTCCGAACACACATCGTGGGTCAGAAACTCCAAAGCTGTACCTTTCTCTAGCTTTATATCGAACGTTACCTGTTTCAAAATCACCTTCCATAGATGTTTTAATTGAGGATCTTTCGAACTGTTTAAAGCCGTTAGGAGCATCAGTTTTTATGAAAAACGCATCGGTGTCTGTTAGAAAGTGGTTAACCACATATCCTTCAGGCAACATTCCCATGTTTCGCATAGCGTTTACATCATTATCTGAACTTCCTGGACGAAGGTTAGAAGCCATTAGCCGTTCGGCCACAAACTGCAATGCAGGTGGAATAATTAGTTTTTTCCCTTGCAAAGCGATTTTTAAGCCGCGCTCGTCAATAAAAGCAGCAATATCTATGAGTGATTGCTCTAGCGATGTTTCGTTTAAATCCGCCGGAGTAGATAACTCATTTCTAAGGCTTCCCCCACCTACGGTTGGATGGGCTGTCGAGCATAGCTCTACTCCATCTCCGAAAGTGACCGAAGAGCTAAATGCGTTGTTTAACACATCAGCTGCCTTTACTTGTTTTGTGTTCGCCATTGAACGAGCTAGTGCCTTAGTATAGCGAGTAGAAAGTTTGTCATAAAGGTTGTCCTCTATGGCTTCTTCCGTTATCGCAAACGCTAGTGCAATAGTTTCGTGTGTATAGCGAGCTGTGTAGGCTTCGTTTGCAGAGTCATAAACTACTGCTGCGCCTTCACCTTTTAGAGGTGCGGCTCCAAAACCAGACAACATGACTTCCTCTTCAAACGCTCTGTCTGATGATTCCATCTCAAAAATTTCAGTATGCTCATTGTCATACCGATCGTACTCCATCCCAAACAAGGCATTGAGTCCTGGCTCAAGCTCTTTTAGGAGTTGTGAACGTGAAATAGCCATATCCTATTACTCCTTAAATACCTGCACCAGTACCGTTAGCATTATAACGATAGAAGTGATTGTTTAACAAAACAATGGCGAGTCGACCTGCTGCGGTCGCGTCGTCATTCCCTGTGCTGTCTTCAAAACCAACTATTCTCAGATTGAGAGTGTTAGTGGTTGCTGCTGTACTAACTGCAAGCTCACCTAAAGAAAGACCAGTAGTGGCGTTTCCTGTTACGGCGGTAGCAAAGTTAGCGTTTATATTCCTAACGGAATCGGCAGCGGCAGCATTACAGTTGATCAAAAACAATTGATCAGGGTGAGCTGCTATAAGTCCATTTACAGCAGTGCTGGCTTTAACAGCACTTGTCCCCGGATATTTGTTTGTAAAAGTGGGTTTACCGTTTAAGTCGATATACTCACACCCTAAAAAAGATCCCAAAATAGGTACCGTACCACCTGCGGCTGCGCCGACTATGTCTATCAATCCATTTGCAAGTGGGATAACAGGGGTTCCTTCAAATATCACACTAGAAGTTCCTGCTACGGCACTTGTTTGGATTGGAAAAGACATAATACCGTTGGTATTAGAACCTGCTCCGAGCATTTTGTATGGACGTAGTCCAAAAGCGGCATCTATGTTAGCCATTGCTCTATCCTTTTAAAAAATTATTCTGACGGTCTTTGGCCGCCAAATGTTACACGAGTTTGCCTTTCAGGTTTTTGAATAGGCATGATTGGATTGTTCTCCCTAAGAAAATCGTTTTCGACGGCTTCAATTTGATCGTCTCGTTTTCTTTTATAGTATGCGTCACGTTCTGATTTTATTTCTATAGGGAAACGAGCTAACACCAAACCACCTACCCCTATTATTCCGGCATGTTTGCCGTCATCAATAGTAGGAGCTAGAAAATCGGGGTACTCGTCGGCACGAACTAATTCAAAGCCTTCGCGTAGCCTAGCAGAAAGATTTTTGTCGTCGTTAGAACCCATAATAGAAGTACGGATCCAACGGTGAGTGAAGCCTTCTGGGGCTTCTGGAGCGTCTAATGAAGACGGTGGACGCCAAGGTTGTCGGCGTTTTTCGGTTTCCCTTGTTTGGGTCTTGCGTGGGGCTTGATCTGTCATGATCTTTTTTTCCTTCACGTTAGTTAGTGCGTTCAAAAGCTGCTTTTTTAGCAACTTCTTCTGCGTATTTGTTTAAGGGTACTCCCATTTTCTTCGCCATTGCAACTTGGGAAGCAGAAAGAGTCACTGATTTTCTAGATGGTTTAGAACTTTTTCTTCCCGCAGACGCTACTACAGGACTATTTTTGTCTCTTTGTTTGACAGTAGAAAATTTATGAGGAAACGTTTCTTTCATTTGAAGATCTAACGAGTCGTAATACTCTTGCGACCCCACAAAACCTTCTCCTCGTTCTGCTTTCATAGTGTTATGAAAAGACAATGCGGTTAACGTCATTGGTTCGTCGTTTCCAAACCACTCATTTATGTCCGCCCATTCTTCTGCTTTAGGGTCTGTTTTTGGTTGCGCTTTTTGAGCAGGTGGAGCATTTTGAGCAGGTTGTTTATCAAGGGCTGTTTTTTGTTCGTTCTGCTGTTTAAAATAATTTAAACGTTGCTCTTCTACGGCAGTGTCAGCCATTAATTTTGTAGTTTTAGCAACTTGTTCTGCGTCGCCTTTATCGTAGGCTTCTTTTAGTTGCTGTTCAAGCATCGTTTTGGATAAGTCAAGCCGTTGCTCGAACTCAGACATAAACGAATCGCCCGTTTGAGTTTGTTGGGTTTTTAAGTTTTCGTTTTCTGTTCTAGTAAACTCTGCTATTTCTATGGCAGCTTGTTCTCTGCGTTCGGCTTCTCTTAGTTTTGCCGTAAGTTTGTTGATTCGTTTTTCTACGCCCTTACTGTGTTCTCTAAGTTCGGTTTCATTAGAATCAATTTCAACCTCAGGTTCTACCGTTTCTGCAACAATTTCAACTTGTGCTTCAGTCGGTTGTTCTAACTCGACTTCTACACTTTCGTCTTCGTTGTCGTTAAGTTCTTGCTGTGCTTCTGGCATGGTCAACTCCATGAATGTTAAATATGTATTATGTCTTCGGGGTTATTTATTTTAGCTAGTATTTCGTCGTCGTTCAGTAACCTTACTTCTCCACCTTCTATTTTAAACCGACTTCCGGCATACCTGCCAAAAATCACCCAATCGCCTTCAAAACACCAAGGTTCTCTTAGTGCTCCAAATTTATCTTGGTCTTGGTAGGCAAGTTTACCTACTTTCAAAACATAGCCACAAACGGTGGTCAAAGCTTCTCGCTCTACGGTAGAGTCTGCTAAATATATTCCACCTTCGGTTTTTTCTTTTCCACGATAAGGAAGTATCAACACCCGCCAACCCGTAGGTTGTGGTAGTTTTTCCATCATGGGTAAATCTATGCTTTCTACTTCTGACTGAGCAGCTTTTTCTTGCATTTTTTGTTCTAACTCAGAAACATTCTCGGAGTCAGAAGAAGTGGGGGTGGTTTTATCTTGCCATTGTCTGACGTGTTTTGGTACGAACAATTTAGGTTCGGTCATCTTTATCCTCACTTTCTAGCAGGTGTTTTAATTCCTGTTCAATAAAATCAAGTTCTACAAGTTTAGCTCGTAGTTCTTTAAATGATTCGAAAGTAGAAACAGGACCATGACATATTGTGTCGGTAACTGATTCCTTTCGGTCACGAATTATTTTAAGCAATTTTTCGTAAATGTAAAGGGTCATCATAAAGTTTTTTACTCTTTGTCGTAATCTCTATAAAATTTAACTACCGTAATGATGTTACTGGTATATCTTTTTATTTCAGCCATGTTAATAGCTAAGTTTTCATATTGCTTGGTTGTCAACGTGTAGTAGGGTTTTGCGGGTGCTTTGCCTTGTTCAACTAACGTTAAGTATTCTCGCATTAAGTCTGGTGTTAACACCTCAAATCGCACGTCGGTTAACTGCATTTCCATTGGCAACGGTGGGTGATACATAGGCGGTCGTTCTGCAATGGTTTTTACTTCCACTGGTTTTACAGGCTGCATCAGCGAGCAACCGTTTAATAAAAACAGGCTAACCGCGAACAGAAACAGACGCATCTGGAACCTCTACTGGGATATCTTTTTTAGGGTCAAACTGGTTGGGGTCTGTCATTTTGATTAACTGAACTTTAAGTTTTTTGGTACCGTTGTTGACCCTTGATTCAATTAATTTTGGCTTGGCTAGTGCTAGGTTGTTCATGTCGTGCTTAGAAAACTTATCTCTAAGATTCCCTACCTGCCGTAATGCCTCGTTTTTCTCTGCTTCCATACTATTAAGTTGGAAATTGATTTGTTCTTGCTTTTGTAAGTAAGCGTCAATAGAAGCGTTTTGTTCTTCAATTTTTCCTTCAAGAACAACTTGATTGCCTTTAAGTATGCCCATCTGGTTGTTTAGGTGCTTTATATAACTAGCCGAACCCATTAATAACACACCTAAAATGATTGCAAGCTTAAACCCCACTAATAGTCTCCCCACACTTTTACTTTAGTGCCGCCCCAGTATTCTACGGCTAGACCTGCTTTAACTAGTTTTTCGTTGATTGAATTTTCTTCAAGATCCCAAAGCACACCAAGAATACGCCCATACTTACCCCGCCCTTGTGACTCTAACACAAACCCGTCTTTGGTTAATTCTTTTAGTAACTCTTTAGCTTGCAGCCCTAGTTTCTTTTCTGCTAAATCTCTAGTGCGTGATTCAGGGGTATCGATACCGACAAGCCTGACCCTTTGTTTTGCAAGAATAATTTTAAAACCTAAGTCGATATTAACGTCTATCGTATCGCCG